TTTTTTATTTATAATCATATCTTTAATTGATTCGTTTTTTATATTAGTGATTTGTAATTTCAACAAAATTCTAACTAAATTAGAAAAATAATTTTAAAAAAAGTAAAAAAGCTAGATTTTATGCGACTTATTTAAGGTGTTTTTTATTTGACTATTACAACCCATATTATAGATTATCTGTATATGAAAAATAAAAACAAAGGAGAGACAATGAACAAAGAAATAAGAATGAAAAAAATCGGTAATGAAAAAATTAAAATCATTACTAAAGTTACAGGAAATGTAGATTATTTTCTTAAAGTAGATCACACAGGATATGCAGAAAAAGATTGGTTATTAATTACTAATCAAGAATTAAAACAATTAGAGGAGAGAGCATAATGGACTCAATAGTAGAACAACAACTTCGTAGAGAATTAGCTATGACAAATGTTGTAGTTGAAAGTAAAATTGAATTTAACAATAATTTTTTTGTTAAATGGTATGGAAAAACTTATATTGGTGGAACTAGAGATGATGTTTTAAGACAAATACCAAAAATAAAAGAATTAAAAAAAATATTAAAAGGGAGAGCATAATGAAAAATATAATCTTAAACACTTTAGCTTTTACTTTTATAACTTTAAGTTTAACTGCAATCATGTTAGGTTGCTTACACGTTTGGAGTGTACAATGATAATACCTAATAATTCAAACTTTAGTAAAGAGATTGCTAAAAAGTTTAAACAGATTTTCCACCGAGATATGACTCTTGGTGGATTACAAGATTTACAGGAACAGTTAGATTTAATTAACCCTGTAGATACTCATTTGTTAAATCAAGTGAGTCAATTAAAGGAAAAAGCAAATGGACAAGAAACTTCCAAAGTTGCAGATGCAGTATGACAAGTTCATAATGAGGGAAAAGGATTTGTTAAAGAAACTGTTAGCGATAAAGGAAAAGAAAAAAGTTACAGCTTGGAAACTACATCAAATTAAATACCATCAAGTAACTTTATAAAAAGGAAACAAGATATGAAAAAAACAATACTTTTATGTGGGCTACTTGCCACCCTATTACAAGCGTGTACTTATCGACCAATCATAGACTCAAATGGTAGATCAGGAACTTTTGATAATTCAAGAGCAGAAGATATAACTAATGATTTAATCTTATGCGAAAAACTTGCAAAAGATAATTCTAGTTTTATTATTAATATTGGTCATTGGGTTCTAAGTCCAACGATGGATACTCGTTATGAATCTCTAATGAGAAAATGTATTAGTCAGCGAGGCCACAGTGTACTCAACTAGAAAAAAAATTTTAGCTTTTAAATGTGCTAAATGTTTTACAGAAGATAGTAACGTCAAACTTGCATGGTTTGTAGGTAGTAATTCACTTTATAGTGATAGCTTACTTTGTAATCCATGTTTTAAAGATCAATTTAATAAACTTAAAGAAACAGAGAAAGGAACTTGGGCATTTTATGATAAATAAAAGAACAAATACTACAATTGAAGAAGTTAATTTGTCAATCAAAGAACTAACCCAACAATGGAATATTACTGAAAAAGATAATGATGATATTTTTGATAAAATTGTTGGATTACAAATACGAAAAATAAGACTAATGAGAGACAAAACACAATCAAGAGTTTCTAAAGCAATTGGCGTAACATTCCAACAAGTTCAGAAATATGAAAGAGGCCAAAATGCTTGTCCGCATAGAAACCTAAAAAAAATATCTGAATATTTAGAGGTTGATATTAACTACTTTACAAAGCCTCTAGACAATAATAACTTAACATTTCAACCAAAAAGGAGAGAACATGACTACAATAACAACAGAGCATGGCCACAAGATAGAGTTTAATCAAGAAAAACACGTTTATATTCACAACGATCAATACGTTGTTGGTATGAGTACCTTGCTTGGAAAATTAGCAAGTCCGATGTTAGAAAATTGGAAGATAAGCAATATGGTCAATGCTATCAAAACAGAAATGCAACGTCAGGAAATACCAATAGATAAAATAGAATCTATTGTTTTAAATGCTAAAACAAATGCAAAAAAACAAGGAGATAATATTTTAAACATTGGCTCTATGGTTCACAAATTTTGTGAAATGTGGTTAAAAGGAGAAAAATTTACTGACCCAAGTGACCCTATAGTTAAAGGTTGTTTTGATAAATTTAAAAGGTTTTGGACAAAACATAAGCTAGAAGTAGTGGAGTCCGAAAAGATTTTATACTCTGAACGTGGATTTTGTGGAACTTTAGATTTAATTGCTAAAGACCCTGACAATAATCTATGGCTCATAGATATAAAAACTTCTAAGGGTTTGTTTTTAAATATGGTGCATCAACTTCATGGATATAAGTTGGCCTATGAAGAACAAACAGGAAAGAAGATCAATAAGATGTATATAGTTCGATTACCTAAAGATGGTGCAGAGTTCGAGGCTAGACATATCTTATATAAAAAGGAACACTTAAAAGCATTTCTTGGATTACTAAGTTGTCATAAATCCGAGTTATTGTTTAACGAGTCAGTACGAAAATACAATCAACTAAAACGAGGAAAAAATGTATCAGCAAAATAAATTTGATTTACCTTTTTGTGGTTTATCAATGAGATTGTTTCCAACAGGAAACCAAAGTCCAAAATATGAGTATAGTGGAGAGGCAAGTAAAGTTAAATTTACTTGTAGCTTAACAAAGAGGAAGTATAGCCTATCACAAATTAATGATTGGTTTCATACACCAGAAGTACAAAAATATGTTCAAGCTGGGTATGTATTAAAATATATGACTAAAGTTCAAGAAAGCACTAATCCACCTAAATATGCAAAAAGTAATTTAGAGCAAATATTTTGTTTAGTCATGGTAAAACCTAGACCACAACAACCTCATGTAGATGGCATGAAACCTATTAGTCAAACCATGCCACCTCATGCTCAACAATTTGCACCAGAACACGCAAAGCCTGTTGAAAAAATAGATGATATGGACGATGAGATTCCATTTTAATTATGTCAAAAAAACTTATAAGCGAGATTGAACAACTAAAACGTGATCTCGCTTTTAAGAGAGAAGAATTACAAGCTATGTATTTAGAACATAAAGGTTTAAATAATAAAATACAAACTTTAGAAAAAGAGAATCATAGTTTAAAACAACAAGTAAAACAATTAGAACAAGAAGCAGAGGAGATGTTATTATACCCATGATTATTTTTGGAAAAAGCAAAGAAGATTGGAAAAAAATAGAAGAAAATTATAGACGAGAATATGTAATTTTTGTAATTGGTTTCGTATTAGGAGTTATATTAATATGAGTTTAAGTAATAAGTCTTATGAAGAACTAGAAAAAGCATCACAAGAGTGGGCTGATTGGCATAAGAAAGTAATTGTATTAGACGAGGGTCGTAAAGCTACATATTCTAAATTATTTCTTAAATATAAATTAGATACTAAAACTGTTATTGAAGCTGAACATAAAGCTAGAACTGATGAAGAATATACAGAAGTTGTAAAGCAATATGCAGAAGCAGAAGAAAAGTTGATAAGAGCCAGATACCATTATAACAATTTAGACAAGTATGTTAGCTTAAAACAATCAGAGTTAAAAAGAGACTTAGCTTTGAGTTCAAAGGTTTGATGAATTCTATTAACAGTTATTGTTTAATAATTATTACTCCTTTCGTAAGTTAATAGATAGAGTCGTCAGGGAGACTTGGCGACTCGTTAAAAGAATTTTGGGAAGAATAAAGATAGTTTTTAAACATGACTATCACTTTGAATTGACCCAAAATACTAGGGTGGTTTCTCTCTCTTACCACCCTAGTTTAAAGTAATATCAAAATGTTTTATATCTGTATCTTCTTTTATTCCTGTGTAAGTGTATTCGTAGTTTATTAAATCTACATCATTTCTATTTTTAATTTCTGCAACCATTTGATTAACTTTTGGAAAGTTTGGAAAGACATCAATAAATCTAAAATTAACATAACTGCCATAAGGATTGTTATGTGTTTCTAATTGTAATTCTAAATCGGTTATTACTGCATCAATTTTTAATTTGTCCATTTGGACATATTACTACTTTTTCTTAAATGCTGATACACCTTTTATTCCAAGAACAGAACTGTATCCACCAATAATTAAACCTTGTAACCATAAAGGGAAACGATCTATTTGGTTAAAGAAAGCATCTAGCTTTGTAATTATTTCTGGGTCTTCACTAAAAATTCCATAAGCACACACTAATAAGGGAATTGAAATTAAAACTAATACGATTTCGTCTTTCCAATCGTTGGCTTGATGTTCTTTGATAGTTTTGACCATTTCGATCTCCCCATCAATGACTCTCTGAATTTGTTTTTTTTCTGCAACAGATTCTAATATCTTTGCTTCTTTTTTATTTTTCCAAATTTCTGCACCTGTTTTTAAACCAAACTTTACAAGTCCTAACCACATTTTAATTCCTTTGCTAGTTCACAATAATGTATAATTTTATCATATTTTTCTTTTAGATTCTCGCCCTTTTTATTTCTCACAGCATATTTAACTATGTTACCATCTATGAAGTCTAAATTATGCGATACAATTAGTTCTATAGGCTGGATTTTGCCTTTATAGTGATTACCACCTATTTGCTTATCAGTAGCTTTCTCTGTGGCTCTGTGGCGTTTTAAAAGCATATTTTAAAGTAATTTACCTATCCATTCTCCAGATTTATCTTTAATGAAAGGTTCAATGATTGGAAGTCCATTTTGAATTACAGAACAACCTATAATTGGTCTAGCTTTTTGTACTTTGTTATATCTAAATGCAAGTGATTTAGAATCAATCATACAACCTACTTGAAGTCCAAAATATAAACCTAAACTGTTGCCATAATATCTTACACCCATAGAACTATGATAATGGCCTTGAACACATGACATACCCATAGATTGTGCTAATTTAAGTACATCTGCTGTTTTACCATGACAAAAATAAACTTTTCCTAAAGGTGTATCTATTGTTAAATCATCATGCCATTTCCAACCTTTACTTACTTCTAAAAAATCATTGTAATTTCTTAAATATGCTTTTGGTATTCCATGTTTTAATGCTCGTCTATAAATTAAGCTACCATGATTAGAGTCCATCAAGTCCATTTGTGGGAATAGCTTTTCTAATTCTTTGACAATTGGTAAAGACATTTTTAACTCATCTCCAGCACTAGGAAGATCAGGGTCAGAGTCGTGAAAAGACATAGCGTGTTTATCTAACTCATCTCCTATATGAATTACTTTATCTGGATTGTATTTTTTTTTTAATAATTTTAAAAAGGGTATTAGTTCAGGAACATGATAGGGAACATGAGTATCGCTTATAATCAAAACTGATTTGTAAATCATACAAGTATGTGTTGTATATTATTTTGATAAAAAGTAAAGTATCTGGGTTAAGAACAACAATGCTACTGCACCAACTCCATAAATTATCCAAGATGTAAGTTTATCAAATTTTGCATCTATCTTATCTATATCTTCGTGCATATGTTTAAGATGATTTGTTTTAATAATATTTATTTCTCTGCTTAAGCCTTTGATATGACCATACAAAGCTACAATATGTTCTCCTGTTGTTTTAGGATTCTTTGTCATTTCTTTTTCTTTCTTCTTAAATCTGTATCGTGTTTTCTGCTTCCTCTGAGGTAGGAATTAACACGTGCCATACTCCAACCAGCCATTGATATTTTCGGTCTTGAACCTGAAGATAAATAAGCACCTTGTCCTCTACGATATACTTTTTTTAATGTACCAAGAGTTATATTTTTTCTATTTTTAGCTTTTGCTCTTAAAATAGATATTACTCTAGCAGATAATGGTTTTCTTCTTACAGCCATTATTTAACTCTTGCTCTAAACATTGATAAAGGAATAGTAGCACCTGATCTATACAAAGAAGCCATAGATTTTAATAATCTTGCTCTTGATGATCGTTTAGCACCTTTAAGACCACTTAAATATTTTTTTGGTATTTTAGTCTTTTTATCTTTTGGTACGTTTCTTCTTTTTCTTTTTGCCACTTGTTTTTCTCCTTTTTTTATAACGAAACTTGTTTATCATTTCTGATAATGTTGCTGTTGTAGTAAAACCACTCATCTCTTTTTCTTTTTCTTTTTATGTGCCGAGTTTTTCATGAGTCTCCCATCGGGCATATAATGATACCCTTTGGGAGCCTTTTTTCTTTTTTTAGCCATTATCTTTTCTTTTTACCCATTTTAGATTTTTTGGCTTTTTTCTTTTTTTTCTTTGGCTTCATTCCGCCACCATAGTGTCCAGGCATTATTTCCTCGCTTTCTTTTTAGTTTTCTTTTGTTTCTTCATTATAGCTTTTTGTAAAGCAAGAGGAAGTTTTTTTTGTTTTTTTGTTAAGGCCATGACTATTCCTCGTCTTGGTCTTCGTCATCATTTTGGATTTCTAAGATTTCCTCAATGTTTTCTATTTTTTCTTCTAACTTTTCAAGTTTTTCTTCTAATTGTGTTAGTTTATCTGACATGACATCTCCTATTTGTTAGCGTTTTTCATTATGTTGGCTAAACTCTCACATCTTTTTGGTGTTTGTTTATGCCACCTACTATTTATCATTTCGTCAGATGCTTTATCAAGGTTTTTTTCTTTCAAAGCTATGAACATTTTGTTAAATTTTGAAACTTTGGGTTTGCCTAATTGGAAACACATTTCAACTAATACACCAAATATAATGTAATTATGCTCTATGTCTCTTAATAAATCTCTAGCTGAATCTACTGCTATTTTAAAATCATTATCAAAAACTTCTTCAAGAGTTTCTTTATCGTAAGCAACACCCTCAACAAAGTTATCAGTGGGTAATACAAGATGACCATAGCCAATAGTAGCGAAACCCAAACTATCGGAATACACAGTATCCCTATACCCCTCCC